GAGGATATAATAACATACAATTAACATACGGAGAATATATATGAATACAAGTATTGCGGCCTTAAAAAGGTCAAAGTCTAATCTAGACACACTTATAGGCGAACTAAACAAAGTCGCTGAACCTCAAAAACAATCAAACTCATATCAAGATGATAGATTCTGGAAACCAGAACTAGATAAATCAGGTAATGGTTATGCAGTATTTCGTTTTTTACCTGCTGTAAAAGATGAAGATTTACCATGGGCAAGACTATGGTCTCATGCATTTCAAGGTCCTGGTGGCTGGTATATTGAGAATAGTTTAACAACACTTAACAAGAAAGATCCAGTTAGTGAATCAAACAGTTTACTTTGGAACTCTGGTGTTGACGCTGACAAAGAGATTGCAAGAAAAAGAAAAAGAAAATTATCTTATGTTGCAAATGTTCTAATCGTTAGTGATCCTAAACATCCTGAGAATGAAGGTCAAGTAAAATTATTCAAGTTCGGTAAAAAGATATTTGATAAGATTACTGAGGCGATGAAACCTGAATTTGAAGATGAAAAACCTATCAACCCATTTGATTTTTGGGAAGGTGCAAACTTTAAACTAAAAATTAGAAAAGTTGATGGTTACTGGAATTATGATAAATCAGAGTTCGATAGTCCATCTACTATCAAAGACAATGATGAGGCTATAGAAGAATTATGGAATAAACAATATCCATTAAAACCATTTCTTGCACCTGAAAACTTTAAATCTTATGATGAGTTAAAAGCGAAACTTGATAAAGTTTTAAGTGGTGTTAGAAATACTGGTACAGCTGAAGATGTTATGGACCCACCTACATCACCAACAGTTAGTGAGCCAGTTGTAAACGAAACAGCAGATACTTCGGTTGCTAGTAGTGAAGATGATGACGGTGATGAAACACTAGATTACTTCTCAAAACTAGCGAATGATGATTAATCTCTCCACCTGTTTCTTTATATGGGGGTTGGGATGTTCTATCCTAACCCCTTTCTAATATAAATATATCTATCATATCATGTATAGTTTGAGATATCAAATCATATGAGGAGAATTATATGGAAATTATTACGAAAATAAAGGGCTGGGCAGCTGCATTAGCAGATGTTGGTGTCTCACTTATCGCTTTAGGTATCGTGCTTGAAGTTTTATTTAGTGGGCAAAATGTACCATTCTGGCCAGATATAAGTGTGATAGCAAATGTACAATCAATAATCGCTGGGTTTAGTGCTCAAGGTTTAGTTGGTTTAGTTGCTGTTTGGGTACTTTACTCAATATACACTAAAAAATAAACTAATCAATATAACAAAACAAGGGGTGTTTCGGCACCCCTTTTTTTTAGCGTATAAATAGATAATACAATGAGTTTATTTTTTGAAATACTAGTGGAGTTTGGTTTACCTGTAGCGTCTGCTACAGTTATGGGTGTTTTTATATATATCATTCTCAAATATATTTTAGATTCAGTAATCGGTCAAGTCAATAGTATTCATGGTATTATCATGGGTCTAGATAATAGAATTAAGACCATGAATAATGATATGATAAAACTAGATTTGCTGATATCTCATGCTCTAAAACTAAGACCAGATGAAGATAGAATATCTAGAGCAGAGGGTAAAACAGACGCAAGAAAAGACTAATGGAACAAACAATAGAAAATTTTGAAGGCACAAAGATTGTAGAGAATAATTACGGTGGCGAGAGTATGGGTGATGTACAAGCAGGTATAGAATTTATCTATAACATGAGAGAACATTTAGTAGATGTAGGTGTGGCAACGATATATCTATTTGCTTGTTATGGTTTATATTTGTTGATGAAAAAATATATCAAGTAAAATGACAGTAATTGAAATATTAAACCAGTATGGTTTTGCCACATTGGCTGCAATCGCTATGGGGTATTTTATATACTTTATTTACAAGTTTACCACAGAGAATATCAAGGCAAAGTTAGGTCAAGCAAATACTGCTTTGATAGGTTTATTAGATAGAATAAGAATGTTAGATAATGACCTTATCAGATTAAGGTCTAAATTAAACACGGTTTTAGAAATGCAAGAGAATCAAAAGAGTAACAAATCTAGAAAATCAGAGAGAGTTTCTAAAAAGTCTATTAACTAGACTATATCTTATTATAAATATTAGTATGAAAGCACTTAAAGTTATGGTGCTAGGTCTATTTTGTTATGTGCTTTCGACACCTAGTATCGCAAGTGAATTAGTACAAGACGATCAAAAGTCTGCTGACGCGGCTGCTAAGCGTGATGAAAATAATACTACAATCAATAAATTTATTAAAAATGTTGAGAGTAGAATTTATGCTAATTTATCAAAACAGTTAGTAGATAATATGTTTGGCACAGAATGTGAGGGTACTTGTCCTACATCTGGCACTGCTGAAGTCGAGGGTTCACAAATTGCTTGGGTCAAAGATACATCAACTGAAGTAATCACATTAACAATAACATCGCCTGATGGTTCAACAACAGTAATGTCTGTGCCTGTAGGCGACTTTAAATTTTAAAAAATATGGATTTTACATTCCCACAAATAACAGCAGCAATATTTTTGTTTTGTTTTTTATCAGGTTGTGCTACAACTACACCACCTGAGGGTTTCTATCAAGGTGAAACACCTTATACTATGGAAACTGATACTATGAAAAGATTAGAGTTGATACCTGAATTAGGGCAACCACAAATTACAATAGCAGTTTATAATTTTCCTGATAAAACAGGACAAAGAAAACCAAATACAAAGTTCAGTCAACTATCAACTGCTGTAACACAAGGTCCTGAAGTGTGGGTTATCAATGCTCTAAAATCAGTAGGTGGTAATGATCCATGGTTTATAGTTTTAGAGAGAGAAGGACTAGATGCTCTTATAAAAGAGAGACAACTAATAAGATCAACAAGAGAATTATATGATGGAGAAAGTGATGTTAAGAATCAACTAAAACCTCTAAAGTTCGCAGGACTTATAGTAGAGGGTGGTATTGTAGGATATGATACGAATATAACATCTGGTGGTGCAGGTGCAAGATATTTTGGTATAGGTATGAGTGAACAATATCGTACAGACCAAGTAACAGTTTCGATAAGACTTGTTGCAGTACAGACAGGTGAGATTATTCTTACCGTGTCAGCAACAAAGACTATCGCAAGTTTTTCAAGTGGCGGTGATGTATTTAGATTTCTAGATATGAGTACAAAAGCGCTTGAAATAGATCAGGTGCTACGCTTGACCTCGACATTACCCAAGACGGACAAAACAACACAGTTGGTAACTCGACTACAGCTTCTACGGTCACAGGCGCAACGACCACAATAGACATAGATCAAGTTGGTAACTCAAATGTTTTGAAGTTTGATGTAAACGGTGCAACATTTACAGGAACTTTTAGCACGACTGGTAACTCAAACGATATTGACTTTAATTGTGATAGTACAGGTGGTAACTCATCATGTGCTACTGCTACTGCTTCAATTATATGGGCAGGTAACAGTAACGATTTAGATATCGATATTGGCGAAACTTCTGACGCTGCTAACGCAACTGTAAGTATAACAGGATCATCTGGAAGTGATAGTAATGTAGTTGCTGCCACAATAGATGGTACTAGTGCTATCTTAACACTAACCGTAAACGGTGACACAAATAATTATTTAATTGATATAGATGGTGATGGTGATGTCAACGGACACACTTTAATTCACACACATACAGGTTCAATCGCTGATGTAGATATAACACAATCAGGTGTTTATGATAATATGATTACATTGACTACAAGCGGAGACAACCATGACATTGATATTTCACAAACTGACTAAGTGGATTACAATAATATTAATATTATTCTATGCTACCTCTTCATGGGGTAGCATAGGTAACATAGATCAACTAGAAGGTAAAGGTGTAGTTGATCGAAAAGATGGTGAAAAAAATATCACTATCGAACAATCTTTAGATATTCTTCAATACGATACAGTAAAAACAGGCAACGGTAAAGTTGGTATTTTGTTTATTGACGAAACCAGAGTTGATGTTACACAACACAGTAAACTTATTATAGATGAATTTGTCTATGACCCTAATAGTAAAACAGGTAAACTAAATCTATCAGCAAAACTTGGCACAGTAAGATATGCGTCAGGACAAATTGCAAAAAATTCAAAACAAAATGTAGTCATAACAACACCTACTGCAACAATTGGTGTTCGTGGCACAGATTTTTCTATGACAATAGATGAACTAGGTGGTTCTACTATTATATTACTACCAAGTTGTGATGTACAAGGCAATTGTTTTGTAGGTGAGATAAGTGTTGAGAGTGCAGCTGGTCAAGTGATTTTAAATCAAGCATTTCAAGCTACACAGGTTACTGTGCCAGAAAGTCCACCCTCACCACCTGTAAAATTAGATTTAGAAATAGATATGATAAACAATATGCTTATTATATCTAAACCAAAAGAGATAGAAGATGAAAACTATGTGAAAAAAATTAAAGCAGTTGCAGACGCATTAGATATAGATTATCTTGAAGAAGAAGAAAACTTATATGTAACAGGTTTAGATATAGATTTTTTACAACAAAACTTTTTGGCAGACATACTCAAACAAATCAACGAAGAACTTGCAGAGCAAATGAGAAATGAGTTTGATAAACAAGAAGAAAGAAGGTCAATAGATGGTATATTTTTAGGTAAGAATCCTGAAACAGGTGTCATTATATTAGATGAAGAACCACAATGGGTATGGATAAGAGAGGACGCTTCAGGTGCATATATTGAGTTAAGATTAGATCAAGAGTATGGATATATACTAAATATAATACAAGGAGAGTTTGAAATGTATGATTTTGAACTATTAGGACAAGAAAATGAGATCAATATTCAACAATATAATTA